AGGGAATGACGCCGTCCGGCCGGGCCTCGTTGCGCCAGCCGTTGAGAGCATAGGTCGAGCGCCCCTTCTTGCTGTCCGACTTGCCCGGCGCGTCCACCGACGGTGGCGGAACCAACGCATTCAGGAGCATGTTGCCGAGGACAGTAACGCCGAGGCCGATGACGGCCGCCGCAAGCCCGGTCGAGATCCCGATCGCGCCCGCCAGTGCCGGCGCCCAGAGCACGCCAAGAGCGATCGCCGCGATACCGATGAAGATCGACAGAACGGACCGCAAGAAGTTCTTGCCCGGAATGATCCGGACGATGACCTGCGTTCCCGCATGTGGCCGAACGCGGTGCCAAGAAGCCTGGGGCACGCGCGCCATCTTGCTGCCGTCAGGAGAGACGAGCGTCACGCGAACGAGATCGCGCGTTCTGTCGCCGACTCCAGGCATGACGATGTCGATGATCTCGGCAACCGTCAGCCCCTCGGGCATCTCCATGCGGATGCGGTTGCTCTCCTGGGCGACGATCGGCGCCATGAGGACCGGGACAATGGGCGTTTGAACGGTCATTGAACGCCCTTCGAAGCTAGTTCGACATGGCGATAAATGCGGGTCAGACGCGGTTGCCACTGGCCCGACGTGTAAGGCTCAAGCTTGGCGTGATCGAACGGGACGTGCAGCATGGTTCCCGGCCGCACAACGATGCCGACATGGCTGGCATGGGGTCCACGGCGGAAGAAGGCAACGTCGAACTCGGAGGCCTCGTCAACTTCGAACCACGGGCCGATCTGTTGGCGATCCCGGATAAGGTCGGCGATCTCGCCGCGCTCGTCGGTCGAGATATAGTCCTCGGCGTAGCTCGGCAGCTTAATGCCGAGGACCTCATCGTAGACGAGAACAGCAAGACCCCAGCAATCGACGCCGGCGCGATCGCGGCCATGATCCTTGTAGGGCGTGCCGATATAGGAGGCAGACCAATGCATCATCTGTGCAATCCTGGAAAGCGGTCGCGTGTCATGCGACCAGAGGGGAAATATTCGTCGGTGATGTCTTCGCGGCTGAAGGAGATCATGACCTCGCCGGCATCGATGTCGGCCGTGAGGATGTTCAGCTCGGTCCACTGCGCCTCGATCAGGTTCGGGGAGTCGGCGAGGACAACGGCCATGTTGATGGTGGCGAGATCCGAGAATGACCGCAGCAGCTTGGCGATGTCGTTGTCGAGGTTCTCGATGATGATGTTGCCGGCCGGCGGCGCGTCCTCGACGTCGGAAGGAAGAAGTGTCGAGGCGGCAACGAACAGGAACGGCTGGGTGGCCGGGTTGCTGCCCATCCAGGTCGAGCGCGTGCCGTAGAGCAACGGCTCGACCGACAGGCGCTCGGTGTTGTCTGTCGAGATCCGGATCGGGTCTTCCAGGTCCGGATGCGAGATGTAAAACAGCGCCACATAGATTTCGTCGGTCGAGGTGGCATCCTGCGCCAAGCGGGCATTGAGCGAAACGCGTCTCATGGCAGAACGACCAGTGAGAACGTCTTGCGGAACTCGATGCCCTGGATCGTCTCGGTCGGGTTGCCGTCGCCGAACATGCAAAGCCAGGTGCCCGCCCTGCGGATTGGATTACCACTGCCGTCAAACAGCGGGTTGCCGTCAGTGTCGGTCATTGACCAGCCGTCCGTGGTCGGATCTGGCATCCAGAACGGCAAGGTGCCCCAGCGGGTCGTGTCCTCGTGAAACAGGTCAAAGACTGATTTGCCCGCGCGCGTAACCAGGATCGACATGTTGACGAGATACGGGACTCCACTGAAGCGAAGGCGATAGCCAGGCGTCCCGGCATCGATGCGCCGCTTCAGCCGAGCCTCAAGAGCGACTTTCTGAAACGTACTGCGCTCTGGACGCGGCAATGTGGCTGGCCAGGTCGGAACAGTCATCGCGCGATACCTCGCGACTTCACTCCAAAATCACGGTTCATGGTGCGGCGGAAATCTCCGCCCTTCTTCTGCGCCGCGACGCCCATCTGGTCGGACAGGGTCAACTGCCACTGACGCCGGCCGCTTTCGTCCTGCCTCTCCTCGACCTGGCCGGTGATCGGCGTTGAAGTCTGGTTGATGATCTGCAGAACCGGCCGGCCAGAACCTTTGTCGTTCGCTGCGCTGACGCTGCCATCAACCATGCCGCCACTGAGATAGCCTCGCCGGCCAAGGCGCATGGCTTCGACGGTTTCCGGACCGCCGTGCCGGGCGATGTCCTTCTGGCTCCAGACGATCTCGCCACGGTGAACGACGCCGGCCGGTTCATCGACCGCACCGGGTCCGGTCCAGCCGCCGCGATCAAAAAGGCCTATGCCGCCGGCACCCCACGCGCCCGCGAACTGTGAGGAGCTGCCGAAAACGGATTTGCCGTAGGCGTTCAGGCCCCCGCCGCCGAAGAGCCCACCGAACAGATTGGAGAACCAATTGCCGCCGCCGGACGGGGCCGCTGGAAACGAATTGGCAAGGTTCTGGCCGAACTGTCCGAGACCACTGCCGAAGCTTCCGAGGCTATTGGTCGCCCCGACCGTTGTCGTGTCGAGCTTGCCAAGAGCAGAATTGAACTTATCGACATATTGCGTGCTGGTCGTGCCGAGTATGTCGGATGCATTGCGAGCCGAAGCCTGGGGCCGGCCGGTAAACCAAACCGAAGCCGCGTCTTGCGGGTTGCCATACTTGGAAAGGCTCTTGCCAAAATAGCGATCGAAAACGCTGTCCTGAGCGCTGGAGTCGGCAAGAAACTGGTTCGGCGTCAGTCGCCGGCCGAGCGCCTCTTGCGTCCAGCTCGGGATATTTGAGCCCATGACCTGATAGGCGCCGTAAGCGCGATCGCCATTCGCAGTGAGCGGGCCGAGCGCACCATAGTTGCCGCTGCTCTCGATCGATTTGATCGCGGCGCGGTAGGCGGCCATGTTGGTGCCGGCGCCGGGAAACGGAACGATGTTGGAATTGTCGTTGGCGCCGAAGATCTTGGAGAGGAGGCCGCCGCCCGTTCCCGAGGAACCGAGGGCGCCCAGTCCGGAAACGCCGCCATTGATCATCACGGTCCCGGCATTGACCGACATTGAGCCGACCGACTTGCCGAGGCCGGGAATTGCGGTCGTGTCGCCTCCGCCAAACAGCCGGCCGAAAATACCGCCAAGGCCACCGACGTCGCTGATCGTGCCGTAGTCGGTACCGAGCAGCGAGTTCTTCAGCGGGTTCTTGATCGCGAGATCGGTGAACGTGCCCGCGATATCCTTCGCGATGTCGCTCAGCGCATCGCTGATATTGCCGCTCGTCAAACCGTCAACGAGGGTGTCGATCGTGTTCTCGCCCGACTGGCGGACCTTGTCCCATGCCTCGTTTTGCTTCCGCAGCTCGTTGGTCATGTCGGAGATCGCTAGCGCGTTCTTCCGGAAGCTCTCGGCATAGGAGGAGTTGAGATCGATGCCCCGCGAGATGAGCTGCTGTTCGGCTTGGAGTGTGGCGAGCCCGCGCCGGCGAGCTTCGTCGCTGGCGCCGACAAGGTTCGCCTCGGTCTTCAGCCGCGCGATCTCCTGGTCCTGGTCGCGCAGAAGGTTGGTCGCCGCGATCTGCTCGGCGAGCGCACCATAGGCGGCCGCTTTTTCCTTGATGGCGGCGATTTCCTTGGGGTCGACCGTCGTATGGTTCTTGGCGGCCTCGGCTTCGAGCTGGCTGATGAGCTGTTGCTCCATGCGCAGCCGCTCGGTCTCGCCGACCGTCTGCCCGATCAGAGACAGCTCCAGCTGCTGTCCCTTAATGGTCAGGTCCAGCGATCGAGCCCGATCGGCCGCCGCTTCGCGCAATTGCTGCTCGGCCTGCAGGCGCGCGAGGGTGACCTCGTTCTCAATCCGCAGCTGGCGCGTGGGAGCATCCTCGCGGCTCGGATCAACGGGCTCTGCCTCAAGCCGCTTGCGGGTTGAGGCCGCTATCTCATCGGGCGATCGCGCATCAATGCCCGCCAGCGCGGCTTCTTGCTGCCTGCGGAGATAGAACTGGCTCTCGACGTTAGCAGCCTGAAACTTTCGCGCATTCTCCGCTGCTTGCGTACGGGTCGTATTGAGAGAGAGCTTTCCCTGCTCTCGCTCCAGCTCCCCGATCGCCTCGGCGGCAGCTCTCGCGTTCTGCGTCAAACCCTCAAGCAGCTTCGCAGCGGCCTGAAGTTTTTCGTTTGCCGGGTTGGCGTTGGCGATCTTCTGGACCTGCTCATAAAAGGCGAGAACATCGCCCTTTCCATCGCGAGCCTGCCCGACGAAATCAGCGACCTGGTCGGTGAAGGCATTGAACCGCCCCTCGTTCATCTGCTTGGTCAGCGCCTCGACGTCCAGACCAAGGAAGAACTGCGACGTATCTACCTTCGGCGTCGCATCGACGGAAAACTGTTTCAGGCTTGCTGCCAGGGCCTTCTGAAGGTCTGAGCGGTCCTGGTTGGTCGCAAACTCGATCGCGGTTTGTGTCCGCTGCCCGTACTGCTGTGATGACTTCCCGGCGTCGTCATAAAGCTGCCGGATGCGCTTCATGACCGCTTCGTGTTTCTCCAGTGCGTCCTCAACCTTGTTGACGCTTCCGAACGCGGTCGTGCCGAACTGGATTGCTGCAGCCGTGGCTGTGGTGAAGCCGATGGCGATCAGCGAAACAGGAGAAAGGATCTGTGTAGCAGCTGCCGCGAGCGTCGTTCCAACCTGCTTTAAGGACTGCCCCGCGAAGTTCGAGGCCAACTGTGGTCCCTGCTGAAGACCGACTGTCCCGGCACTCAAGAACGGCGCGGTCGTGATGATGTCCTGCAGCTGATAGGCAACGTTGGTCGCCGCGAAGTTCTGGTTCGCGGGCGACGGCCGATGATCAAGCTCCCGGTTCCTGCCCTTGATCGCGTCGATTGAGGCAAGCGTGGCCTGGCGCTCGCGGCCGATAGCGGCGGCCATCTCGTTGCTGGAAAGCACGCCCTGGGCATGAAGCGTCCGGATTTCGGTCAGGCTGGACTTATATTCCCGGATCACCGCGAAGAGCGGATTGTATTTGGCTCGGAGATCGTCGATCGCCTTGCCCTGGGCTGCGAGGGCTCCGGTCCATTCCCGGACATTCTGGTTTGCCGCACCGGTGTTGAGACCAACCGACGTATCAATGAGCTGCTGTAGCTTCGTCGCGGTCGACTGAGCTTCGGTGCCGATCGCGGCGACGGCCGACTGAGCCGCAGCGCCGCCGGCCTTGGCGCCGGCAGGATCGATGGTGACGCCGATCGCGAGCTTATACGGTTGCGACATCAGTCGTCTCCTCCGTTGAGGATCGCCAGGGCGGCATCCTCCATGATGGCCATGTCGGCGAAGATCGCTTCGCTCGAAGGCCGATGAGCGAGCCGAGCGGTGCATCCTGCCCAGTCAAGCCCGATCCACATAAAACCGACCATCGAGCCGACGACACGCCACTGTGTATCGCAGGCAAGGAACGCCATCAGCGAAGGCCAATTTGCGGACGCGATCGACATGAATTCATCTTCGGTTTCGGTGGTTTCGGCCGTAAACGCGACGCCCCATTCCTTGAACTGGGCGGCGGTCTGGTCGGCGATCGGCGTGGCCTTCGTCCGATCGGAGCGGCCGAGGCGTTGGTTTGCCCATGCCTCGGCCGCCTGTCTCAGTTTCCCAGGCGAGCCTTGTCCTGGTCGATTGCGTCTTGATAGGCGCGGTTGAGAGCCACGCGGATACGCTCAAGCTTCAGAGCTGCCGCGAACGCCTCGTTACTGAAGGGAATGACTTCATCCTTCGCGTCGACCACGCCGCGCCAGTTCTTCACGACGCGGGTGAACGACGCCGTATCGAACGCGTCCAGCTCGCCCTGGACGCGCTTCAGGTTCTCCTCGCTCGGATCCGCCTCTGCGGCCTTGAGCAGCTCCATGCGCATTGCGTCGCGGTTCTTCGAATAGTCTCGATCGAGAATTTCGAGCTCGACCTCAAAGCTATGCTCGACAAAGGAGCCCGGCTTTTCCGGATCGGGCTCAATGACCTTCACCGGCCACCAGACAGTCA